CTACTGAAGTGTATAAAGTTGCATCTGCACCAGCGTCAAATCTAGTAGAATTACCAGTAAAGCCAGATAGTTTTTGCTTATTGAAAGGGCCACACATAATCATAGATGGATCTCCACCAGCATTCCATACTGATTTGATAACATCTTTTAATTGTGATTCTGTGAAAGCTCTTTGAGTTCCATCAGTTCTAGCAGTGTTTCCAATACCAGATCCTGTAGTTCCATCAGCAGCTTTGTTATCATTAGTGATAACCCAAGCTCCTAAAGAACCCATTTCTCTAGCAGTTGTAGCATTTCCTGCAACTTCTGCATTGTTAGTTGTAAGCATTGCTTCCATATCTCTTTTAAGCTCTTTAGCTTTTTTAGCGATTTGGTAAGCTATTTCAGATGCTCTACCTGCTTTATCAACAGACTCTTGAGTTCCAGTAATAACTACAGTTTTATCCATAATTTGAGAACTGTTAGAAAGTCTAACTGTTGCAGTTGTTGCGTCTAAAGTTGCTTCGTCACCTTCAATAACAGCATTACTTGATGATGCTGCTGCAAGTGAGTCTGTTTGCCATTCGTGAACTACAGCAGTTGCTTTTGTTTTAGCTGCAGAACTAAGGAAGGGCGTATCTGTTGGTGAGATTGAGTAGATAACGTCAGAAAGATCTTCTCTTTCGCCTACTGAATCATACGTGTCAAACGTATTAGTTGGTTGTGCCATTGTTTATTTCCTTTGTTGAGATTTAAGATTAATCATATCGGCTATAGCAGACTGGGCATCTCTTATATGACCAGACTTTCTTAGCGTATTGATTTTATTTCTTACTTCCTCTCTACCTGAACTAACATTCGATTTAGCAACACCAGCTTTTAAAACTTTAGGAGCATTAGCAACCTTTTTAGATACTATAGGTCTTTTGTCTTTTTGAGACTTAAAACTCATAGCGTCTTTTGCTACCATTAAAAATCTATGGTCTGCAAGGCTACCTATCTCTTGGTCATTAAAACCATAATCACGTAACGAATTACGTAAATTAAGTTTAAAAGAGTCAGCTTTATTTGGATCGCTAAACTCTGGTATTTTTGTTGCAGCTAATTCTTTTTGTGTTTCAAGGTAATTCTCATACTGTTTGTTCTGAGCTTGTCTTGCAGTTGCTTTTAAAGATTCAATGTGTTGCTTTTCTTGTCTTAATTGAAAGTCAAGTTTAGCAGCTTCAGTTGGATCTTCTTGATAAAGTTTAGCAAGATCTTGTCCACCTTGTTTTTGTTGTACAAATTGATCAGCTGTCGAAATTAAATCGTTTAGTTCTGATAAACGAGTGTCGTAAGTTTGACGCAAACTATTCTTTTGAGTTTCAAGATCTCTCTTTTCCATTCCTAAAGTATGAGTTTTTTGTCTATAATCCGAGTCTCTAGAATATCCTGCCTTCAGTTCATCGAGGCTCACCTCAAGCTCTTGACCACTTACTTTTACTCGGTGGAGCTCTGGTGTCTCTAATTCTGTTGGTGTTTCTTCTGTTGTCTCAGTATTTTCAGTAACCTGTTCTTCTGGAGTTTCATTCGACTCAGATTGACTCTCTTGAACTTCCTGTTTCTCAGGAGTTGGTTCTGATGGTTCTGCTTTAGTTTCTGGTACTTGAGTGTCCTTTGTAGGATTCAGTATTCCTGAAATTTTATTAGCTGCACCTTCTATTGTTTCTGCCATATCGTTCCTTTCATTGGTTGACGAAATTGAAGTTTCGTTAGATTAACTTCGTTTATTTAGATTCTCAAGATCTACTTGAGCAAGTTTTCCACTAGACATGACGCTAAGTAAATGCCCTTGGATTTTTTCTACCATATTAAAGGCTACCCAAAGGTTTCTTCGCTTGTCATCATCTGCGAAAGATGTATTAAAAATCTCTTGTCTATAAATTTCTAAGAGATCTTTAAATGCTGTCTTTAGAAGGGGATCGTCCAGCAGCTGCTGGGCTCTCTTGCCCTCCCTTATCAATATTTCCTTGTCCATTATTAAAGAATTGTTTTTGTCCTCTTACTATTTGTCCCATTAAATCTCCTGATTTTTGTAAATCAGTTTGTTCTAACATGGATCTTCGTTTAAGTTCTAGTTCATCAATCTTAGTATTGTATTTCAATTCCATTTCTTTGATTGCTAGTTCGTAATCTAAAAGTGCTTGTCTCATTTTGCCTTCCAAACCTTTAGCTTCTGTTTCAGCTTTTAACTGTGCACGTTGGTTTTCACCTTGTACTTGGGCTAAAGTTACCTTCTCAAACTCAGTTGGTGGTTTAGGAGGTAGTGGTGGCATTTGAGCTGCTCCGACTTGTGGATCCATAAAGTAAGGTTCTATACTATTTAGACCTGCGTTTTCAACTAATTTTTTCAAAGAGTTATAAATATTTCTAAGATTAACCATTGGGCCATGAACATTCTGTTGTAAATTAATTGCAGACATTTGTCTTTCTAATATTGCATTCATTAATATCAACTGTTGTTCTTTTGATCCAGTTCCTAATCCTACAGAAACTGTTATATTAACTCTGTCTTTCCATTCGTAAGGTCTCATAGGTATGTATTTACCTCTGATTCTTACAATTTTTTCTTTATTTTGGTACTTGCAAGTAAGTTCAAACATTTTTAAGGCTAGATCTTTTACACCAGTTTCAGCAAAGATTCTGGCGATTAACTCCATTCTCATTTGTGATTGTGTCAGAATTTGGTTCTGGCCAGTTGCTGTATTGTTTAATGTGTTTGCATCTAGCCCTTGTGATTGTCTTGTAACACCTGTTCTAGTTTCTTTAACAGAATCTAGGTAGGCTAACATACCACTTGCTTGTTCAGTAATCGGTTGTGCCTGTATAGGCATCATAACATTTTGAGGAGGTTGTTTTGTTCTTACAATTCCTCCAGGACGATTTGTTAAAAGATCATCCATAGAAACTTGTCCATCTTGTACTGCAACTCTATTATTATTTGTTAGATACATATTATCTAACATTTGTCTCATTACAGTAGATTTAATTAATTGTATATCTTCAACTAATTCAGCTACACTTCTTCCATAGAATCTGTGTGGCATAATAACTGGAGTCATAGATATAAAAGGCATTGTGTCTATTTCTTCTATATCAAGTAATTTTTTAGCATCACCAGCTACGCAAATTTTTAATAGTTCTGCTTTACCATCACCATCTACATCCATTCTTACATAACATTCATGAACTAAAACATCTTGTGTACTTTTATCACCATCAGATTCTCCATGTGAAAAATCTACGCTTTGGTGTCTAGTAAATTTATCTTCAGTATAATAATCTCCATCACCTGTTGGTAGTGAGTCTACTAAATCTTTATCGTAACCCATCTCAACTAATTCTGTTCTTGTTTTGTTCACTCTGTGACAAACAAAGTTTGCAGTATCAATAGACTTACATCTTCTTTCAATTAAAAATTCTTCAGGTGGTACTGGTTCTATTTTTACTTTACCATGAATTTTTGTTCTATGAATAACTACATCATGTAGTTTAATTGCATCTATCTCTTTACCTGCTTCGTCAGTAATTTTTTCTTCATACTCTGTGTGGTTTTTAACTTTAATCTCATCCATAGAGACTAAGTCATTAAACTCATCATCAGTTAATCTTGAGTATTCTTCTCTTTCAATTTTCTGTGCATCATCCCAATATACTTTTAGGATTCCATTCTTTTGGATTAGTGCATCTTTAAATGCTGTATATAAAGCTAAGAAGCCATCGTTCTCTTTGTAAAATATGTAATTTAAATAGTCAGAACATTGTCTAGCCATTTCTTCATCTTCAGGCCCCATGCCTTCACAATTAAATACATTATCACCTGATGTGAATATTCTCATCAATGATGGCATTAAACTTTCTACTGTATCTAAAACATCGTTAGATACTACTTGAGATCTACCTTCTTGTTCATTTCCAAGAGGTGATCCTAAATAATATTCTAATGATTTTTTTCTTCTAGCTACTAATTCACCACCTATATAACCTGATGCATTATGTATTTCTCTACTTAAAACTGATAATATTTCTTGATTTGATTTTTTCATACTACGTATTTTGTATCTATATTAATTGGTTTATCCCATTCTGTTGTATCAATAGGATCATGTACACACCCATATCTAAATGCATCACTTGCGTGAGAACACCAGTCATGGAGAGGTTTATTCTTAAACACTTGGTTCTTATCGTCCCATTGTTTTCGATACTGTCTCAAAGCATCTAATCCTGTTTTACATTTAACTCTATCAAAATAACAATCTTTTAAAGTATTTCTCACAGATTCAATTCCATGATCTACTTCTAGTCTAGGTGCTACTTCAAAGTCAATACCTAATTCATTTGCAACTTCTAATCTTGACTTACCTGTTCCAAGCTCACGTGCCATTATATCATGTGGAGCTATATGTCTGCTATAAGCATAATCTTTCTCCATTAATATATCTGCGTAGTGTGCTAACGATTCTCCTGAAGTTTCGTAATAGTCTACCAAATGTATTTCTGTTCCAACTCTTTGTGCAAACCATATTGCAGTTGAATCTCCTATCCCCAAATCCCACCACGTTTCCACACCTGCATTATCGTCTACAGGTACTTCGCCTATTCGTTCTTCTTTATCTGCTTTAGTTATCAGTCTACCATAATAACTTCCTGATACTGCTGCTGTAAATGAACACTCAAATTCTTGTTGGTATTGTTCTTCAGTCATTATAGCACGAGCTTGTTCTAACTCGTCATCTGGTATTACTTGTGTTTCAGATGCTCTATATAACTTACCATACCAATCTTTATGACCACGTTGTGCAAAGTCAAATACTTCCCAAAACTGGTTATGTCCCATTGGCGTACCTATAAATAAAACTGATCCTAATTTATCTGATACTGCTGGTCTTACAATTTCGGTCCACACTCTAGGAGACATGATTGCGTATTCGTCCATAACAACTTTATCAAACCCCATACCACGAATACTATCAGGATTATCTGCACCAAATATTTGTATACGTGCACCATTAAATAGATCTATTCTTAATTCTGTTTCATTTCTACTACCACCAAATTGCATTAATGGTTTTGTATAAAATTTTAAATATTCCCAAGCGATTGCTTTACCTTGACGATAAGTCGGTGCTATAAATGCACATAAAGATCTTGGTTTGTCTGCTGCTGTTTTAATTAATTCGTTAATAGCTAGTACTGATTTCCCAAATCTTCTATGACATACTAGAACACTAAATCTTTTAAGTGAATTATGTACGTCTTGTTGGTAAGGTCTAGGCTTATATGGTATTTCTACTTGAGTGACTTTTTTCTTAGTCGTCTTTTTGCCAGGAGACTTTGATTGCAATTGGTTCATCTGTTCCTATTTTAGATGTTGTTGATGCTAACCTTGGATGAACAAATGGTGCTGCTTTTTCGGCTGCATACATTTTACGTTCAGGTGAGCTCATAGGATTGTTTAACACAGCTAATAGGTAATCCAAAGGAGAATGTTGGTATTTTACAGCCATTTCTTCCATAGACTTCCAATTCTTTTTAGTCTTTGCACCAGCAGGTCTACCAGCTCCAGGTCTTTTACCACCATGGTTTTCTGCTTTAACTTCGTTTTCGTATGTTTTATCTTCTTCAACCATTAAATTATCTTTCTGCCCCTTTTATCAAATTGTCTATATTGAGAAAATTTTATACCAGGAGCATTACCAGCTTTTTTAATACCTTTAAAAGCTACAGTACCAGCAGCTAATCCAAGACTTAATGGACTTACTGCAAATTTAATTCCTTTTTTGACTATAGTTTTAGCTGCTTTTTTTAATATAGAAGGTTTCTTCTTTGGTGTTTTTGTAAAACCTTTATCTCCACCTTTAACCATTAGTAACCTTTCTTAACTTTCTTGCCACTTTTTTTAGCAGCCATCTTAGCTTTCTTTTTACCAGCTTTAGTGTATGGGTATTTTTTCTTTCCAACCATTGGCATAATAATTATCCTTTATTTTGTTTTTCTTTTTTCTTTTTATAAACAACACTACCTGCGTATGCTAAAACTCCAACACCTAATGCTTTTGGGCCTAAGAATTTTCTCATTGTTTTTAATCTTTTATTACCAGTTCCAAAAACTTTACGTCTTAAACTTTCTCTTAGCTTGGGTGTTTTCATTTTAATAATCCTTGTTGTGCAGCTTGTCTTGCATTAGGCATAGGTACTTGACCTTGTTGTGGTCTTTTACCCATCATAGCCATTTGCTGTTGAGCTTGAGGATTTTGCTGCTGTAACAAACCCTGTTGCTGTTGTTGCTTAGCCATCTCTGGCATAACCTTTGCTTTAATGATTAATGCTAGTTGTTCTCCTTCTTCTGGAGTCAACCTCATCATTTCATCAGCTAATTTTTCTAATCTTTTTGTCATATTTTTTTTTAAGTTTAATTGCTATATCAAATAATCCACATTCTCTACATTTTTTTATAATACATTTAAGTCTAAATATAAAAGAAGTTTTTCTATTCAAATGTTAACAATTCCATGCTCTTAGTGATTTATTTATTCTGCTATTAGGATCTCTCGCTGTTTTAGCAGAAGTTAGCTTACGTTTCATGCCTTTCATTCTAGCACAGAAACTAGCTCTACGTTTGTTTCCTACTTTTTTACTAGGAGCTTTTAATGTTCCCCCAGTTTGTCTCTTATAACTAGCACGACCTTTAGCATTCAAACCCCCCTTTGGGTTCTTGCCTTCTTTACGCTGCCATGCTGCTGTCTTTGCCATTATTTCTTAGCAGTCTTAGCTGCTCTCCTAAAGTTAGATGCAGTTGGTGCACCTTTGGCACCTCTTTTTCGCATTTTTTCTTTTGATCCTGCCTTAATTCTCTTTCGCTTTGCGTGAATGTTAGCGTATAATCCTTTTTTAGCCATAATTATATAAACCTTTTAGTGTATTCTATTATTTTATTCGACTTTCGAAATTTTTTAGATTTCAAGTCTTTACTAAACTGCTTTCTTTTATCTAATTGCTTCTTAATGTCAATTTTAAATATGGGTAGTTTTAGATAATTACTTTTCATCTGCCTTGTCCTTTGTATCTTGTTAGCTTTTGCTGTAGTTTTTCCGATTTCGATTTCGATTTTTTGTGGATTCCACGTCTTTTCTTGGGTTTTTCCCTAGGTACGAAATGGACAAACTTCTGCTTAGCCATTATTAATCGTCAAGGAAGGATATAGTCGCTACACCACCTGCAAATGATGACGTTTTAGGGTTTTTCTTAACGAATTTGCCTACTTGTCTAGATCCTGAGTGTATTTTCTTAGATGCACCTGTAATAGCTTTGCTAGTACCTGTGAATCCTGCTTTTCCTGCTTTGTCAGCTGCCATTTTAGACGCTGCACCTATCTTTTTTTTGCCTTTGTATAGGGTCTTAAGGATTCTTAATCCCATAGTCCCTGCTGCTACTGCTGGTATCATAATGATAGCCCCTTCTTGTTATGGTGCTGTACAAAACCCCCCTATTGTCAGATAGTTCTACGACTATCATGACGAAGGGGTGATTGTAAAACCCCTGGTTTTTCTTATTGTTGTTATGTTCTCAGCTCGCTGTTGCTCGCTGTTATTAATTTAGTTCTGTTGTGTCAACTGATAATCGCTGTCGCAAGTGACAGCGTTATAAGTTGTTATTATATATTGGTAGTTGACTAACTCTCGCTTGTCGATTGATTAGTTGATTACCGATAATGATTTAACCTGTTGATATTACTGAATAACCTGATTGTTAGTAATATTAATAGCAACATAAATAAGTGCTATATCCAGACATATTGATGTGTGTGTGTATAGCTTAACCAATAGGAGATAAGATATGTTAAGTACTATAATGATTA